CATCGGAGTTAGTGGGATGATCATGACGACTATAATCATTTGCATAAGGTATTGAATCCCCTTTAGGCACTTCATGAACCCCTCCTTTAAGCTGCGTTATCAATCAAGCAAGTGTCTGACATTAGAAGATATGAAATCTTCCCCGCCGTGTAAGACGTATTGAATCGCATTAAACCATAAAGATTAGAGGTGAATGATCCATTCGCCCATATACAAGTGTCTATTGCTGTGAGCCTTTGATTGGTTGGAAAATCACTCCATTTTGTAGGCTGACCATTAACTCCACTTCCCGCCGCTGTCCAACCACACCTAACATACGTTCCGTCAGAGAACCAACACGCATAAACTATTCCTGATATCGCAATCGGTGTTGTAAGTGTTGTATCGATTATTTTATGTCCACTCGATTCCCATACCTGCCAAGTGTTTTGAAAAGCCCCTAAAGTATGACCGTCCGTCCCTTCGTATATATAAAGAGGACAAGCGTGCCCTGCTGTTTGTGCTTCCGTTATATCCAGTCCCTTAATAATTAACGTCCATATTGACGTCCCGTTGCTAACTATATCGTAGGTAGCTTGAGACCATGACATCCAGTCGTCTGTTCCATCAAATTCCCGAGTAGGAGGACTTCCAGTTGCAGCAGCCAAACCCCCATGCTGCGTACCCACAAGATCTGCCCCTGTGAGTGGAACCGTCCTACTATCAACCCCTGTTTCGTTTGCGGCCGCTCCACCTTCCATTAACCAGACAGCGGAATTCGATACTATCTCCGTATTTTCCTTCCATGTGGCGTATGTCGGCGTCGAAGATCCGCCCGCGTGCCCATTGATAAAAATATTGGCCGCCTGGGCCTCCTTGACAAGGGAGACCCCTCCGAGCCGGTGAAGGACCTGGAAGGCCTCCCATCCTCCAACAACACCGGCCGCCTTCAACGCGCCGATTATAAATTTACGCCGATCGAGATCCATTACGGCCTCGCTCCCATATACCGGCCCACGATCTCGATGGCGATCCAGTCCGGTGTGCCAATACCATAATCCAGTAAAATAGTGCGATCCTGCGGGACCGCAGAGACGCCGGTATTATACTCCTTGGAATAAACTGATGTGCCTGCCGTGGTCATATTAACGAAATTGAATAGGGTCACCCCCGCCCCGAATTGAAAATTTATCGGCGTCGATGAATAGCTGATCCCCTCGATGCTGTTTCCGGAGGTGCTGCAATAAAACGTAGCGCCGGTAATATAGAGGGTCTGACCGGTCAGGTTTTTCCAGATCGGCTGCTGGTTTTTATTGTCCAGGAGATCCGGGCTGGTGATGATGACGTAGATGCGCTCTTCCAGCGGCAAATTGTAGCCGGCCCCGCTAACTCCCACCTGCAATGATTTGTCATTGGTATCCACGTATATAGCGCCGCTCTGTGTCGCCGTGGGGCTCGTGCCTGATGGGCCGGTCAAGCCGCTGCGGGCGTTGATTTTCGCAGCGTCCGCCATGTCGCTGATATACGCGCCCTGGAATATGGGTGTGGCCCCGGAATGGACGTTCTGGTCCATGTTGTATTTCGGCATCGGCATATACCGGAGGTCCTTGAGCCTGACGATGTCTCCGGCCTCCGTCCATGCGACGGCAATCGGAACGTGCGCGAACCCGGAGGCCCCTGACGGGATGTCATATTCCGTGGATCGTGCCTGGATAGTCGCACCGGAAGAAACGCTCGCCGTCACGGCAGAGAGCCAGCTCATGGTGTTATTCGCCAGGGTCGTTGCGCCACTCGGGAGATATTTAGAGACGCCGCTGAACTGCACCCATCCCGCACTCCAGGAAAGGCTCAGCCCTCCGCCATCCGAGGGCGTGGCACCGGAGAAAACCAGGTTGCCCTCCAGCACCGGCATTATAGCGACCTCGAATATTTTGTGATTTATCCGGAACGCATCGTCCCATCCCACGTCCCCCTGGGCGGGCATCTCCAGACCGAACTTATCGGTGTAGGTGGACGTGCCGAATGCCCAGTAAGGTGATGACAAAATTGCTGCGAGAAAAAGCACAACAAAAACGAGGTATGCGAATAATGCTTTATCTTCTTTCATTTAAATCCCCCTCAATCCCCCTTTACAAAAGGAGGAAGGGCATGTCCCCCTTTAGAAGTGAAAACTAACTGAACGTAATTGTCCATGTCAGAACCATCGAGTCCCCGGCGCCCTTATTTTTTACAGAAAAGACGGACCGGCAGAGCATGACGCCCGCACTGGCCTGATTAAATATTCCCGCCTCGGTCAACGCGCCCGTGCCGTCCCCGGCCGCCCACGTGCATATATAGATGACGCCCGCGCCGCTCTGTGTGGTGCTGTCGAGGGCGTTTCGGTCGAGCTCAGTCACCAGGGCCGTATCCGATGCGGCGGCTGCCGTCGTGCCCGTGCCGACCGACATGTGCGTCATGGCGGCGTTGCCCTGGTCGCTCATCTGGTCGGCGACATGCTGCAGCCCGACCGTCACGACCAGATTGGGAAACTGATCGCAGACCTTCAGCGCACCGTCCGGCCCCCAGATCCGGAGATCCACGTCGCCCACGACATTGATGCCGTGTTTCAGAAAATGCTCCAGGTTGCCCTTGCCGGACAGGAGCAGCCGGATCACCTTCGCGGCATAAGCCACATCCTGGGTTCTGCGCCAGGTGTCGTTCAAAACCTTCAATAATATCTTTTGCGTACCGTTCATATCCACCCCCCATCCGTCTTGATTATCGGCCGTCCGTTCAGCCGCGCTGTAAATATATTTCCGCATCCCGGGCAGAACATATCCGGCCTCACCGGATAGCCCGCCTCGCAGGGTGCGAACTCATGCACCCCGTCATCGGATTTCTTTAAATAATAGATGTGTCTCCCACAAATTGAGCAAAAAACGCGCGGCGCTTTATCCATGTGCACGTCCAGCTTATCAAGCGTGGTGACCCGGTCATTGACCCCGCTTACTGCCCTGATAAAGTTTTTAACCGCTTCTCTCATTGCGTGTCCGTTATCCGTGTCCGTTATCCGTGTCCCTGTCTGCGTTCGGTAACGCACAGGCAGGCGTTGTCCGTGCCCGTTGTCCGTGTCGCTTTCCGCTTACCGTCCAAACGGCTCCGCCCCGAATCCTTCACCCTCTGTCCAGGGCGATCCGAATCCGCTGCTAAATAGGATCGTGTCCGTGACCGTGACCGTGTCCGACAATACGGCGCTGAGGGCCGAAACCAGCTCATCCAGCACGGCCACGAACTCCTCCGGGTTGGCGTCGAACTCATTCATGCTCCCGAACCGATCCAGTCCGAACTGCCCCAGGCCGAACCCGGCCCCGATTGCCTTATCCAGGTACCCGGTGACGGTGACGCTGTCGCTCAGCGCGACGCCCATGTTTGCGACAAGCGTGTCCGTGGCCGTGACCGTATCCGCCTGGGAAATCACCCAGGCCGTTACGATGGCCAGGGCCTCGGAGACGGTGACCTCATCGTCGTAATTAAAACCGAACTGGAGCAGGTCGCTCACACCCACCTGGTTGATAATCTGATCCGCAAAAAGGAAATCGATATGGAGCAGATCCGCCACCTTGACCGAGTCGCCTTTCGCAATCCGGATCAGGCGGTACCAGGTCTCGGCTATGATACGGAGGAGGTTCATGCGTTTCAGTTTTCCGCTCCCGAAAATCCTCTCGATGTCCGCCACCCGCATGGCCGCCTTGCTGAGGCTCATGAAATCATGGGTCAGCTCGAAATGGTCCTCTTTTTGCAAATCGAAATAGGGCAAGAACGTATCGATGGTATAAAACTGCGACAGGGCACCGTCCTCCAGGTAAAACTCGGCGAGATCCGCCGCCATTGTTGCGTCGCGCACCAGGTCGAACGTGAACCGGTCGTTCCTCTCCCTGATCCCGTGCAGATAGATGCTCTCGTTATTCTGCCGGGTGGTCATGGAGAGATAACCCTCCACCCCGGCCGTTTCTTTCGTCCAGTCCCTGTAATAATAAAGGTTGGCCCGGTTGACCATGTCCATGACGTTTTTCCGCTGCATGGCCGTGCCCTTCATCCGGATGGCCGACGTTGATTGTGTCAGGGACTTGTCGATGGTCCAGTCGTCGTGAACCTCCTTTAATTTCATGAAGGCCTTGCCCGCGTCCCAGAACCAGCGCGACCGGCATTCCCTGGCCAGCTTCTTGTCCGCCTCCCTGACGGTCATGGCGCCGTCGAGTACTCCGTCAAACGTGTAATCCAGTGCCGCGTATCTCACGCCTGCGGCCGTAAATGATGCGGAATCGATCAGGCTCGCGGGCAGATCGCCCCGTGCCATGAGGAGCCATTTGCGCACGTGGTCGGGCCGGGTGATGACGGCGTTCGCCGTGTCCGTGTAGGTGCCGTCGTCATCATCGATCAGGCCATCCACGTCCACCGTCACCTCGTCGCTGAAGAGCCGCTCACTCCTGCGGAATTCAATGTCAAAAAAAACATGCAAAATAAACACGGTCACATCGTCCACCGTTCCATCGTATGCGACGCGGATCTCCTTGTCCGTAAACCAGCCCCATTCCAGGGCCACATAATCGGTGATGTCGAAGAGTTCCACAACGGTCCTGGTGGGCAGGCCGGAGTCGATCACCTCCATAGCGACGTTATCGGTTGCAAGGTCATTGACGTCCGTGACCGTTTTGTCCGAATCAAGTGCCAATGCGCCGGAGCTGACCATATTCATGCCAACACCGGTATAGGCCATATCGATGGACGTGTTGGTAAGGTAATCGATATAAATCTCGAATACCATGAGCTGGATATTAGGGAACGGGGACCCCAGCCATTTAAAATAAATCGTCACGGTCCCTGATCCTGGGCTGATTGAAAAATTTGCATCTCCGCTGCCACCCTGGATCCATGCTCCGCCGCCGACCTTGAACCCGCACCCGTAATTGGGAGAAGTCCGAAAGTGAAGTGTCGCCCCGGAAAAGCCGGCCGGTCCCGGCACGGTCGTCGATTTAACATCCGTGCCGTTCATGGATACCGATACCTGGCTCGTCGCATGGACCCTTTGCGTAACACTCAATCCGCTCGATCCATGCAGATGGGGGTCTTCTTGGGTTGCATAGGTCGGATCGGAAAATAAATGCCTGTGCTCTCCGCTGATACTGTGGCTGTGGCCGTGGTCGATGTCCACCTCGGCATCCAGGGAGAGATTGTCGTCTTCATTCGGGAATTCCAGGTAACCGAGGTCGCCGATCCCGACGATGCTCACCTTGACCCGGTCATGCGTCAGGGCGATGCCATCCGCCCACCACTCCACCGCCAGGTAGGCCTTGACGATCTCGCCCCGGTCCGGGTTGACGGTCTTTTGCTGGACCGCCAGCAGGGAATAGGTCTCGTTGATCTGGGCGGCCGATGTGACCGCCGCATCGTCATAGGCGAGATGCGGCTGGATGGCCGTGTTGACGGCCTGATTAACCGCGTCGAACTGCATCTCCAGGAACGTGGAGCCGCGAGAGTAATCCATTGCATAGGGTTTCTCGGAAAAGACGAGCCGGGCGGGATCCAGGGCCGTGTACGCGGTATAAATCGAGGAGGGCGCGGGCAATCCGGCCACCTTGACGCCGTTGACGGCGGAGATGCCGCCCTTGCCTATGATATAGGTGAAGTCCGTCACGTGCTCCTGGATCTCCTCCTGGTTCAGATGCTCCGCCGCCGTGGTGCCGTCCGCCCCGCGCTGCGAGATGATGAAGTCGTTTTCCGTGCGGGACGAGTAGGTCATGCGCTCGCCGCCGATCTGGATGGTGCCGGACTGCGGGAATCCCTCCGCGTCCAGGTCCTCGTTTGACGTGACCGCGACCGTGTCCGTTAAGATGGAACCGTCGAGCGTTGCCTTGGGCGCCGTCCGGGCAACCAGAGTGCGGACATAGCCGGGCGATCCGATCACGACGGGGATATATTTCCCGATATCCTGCTCCCTGGCATTCGGCCAGTTGGCAAGTGTGAGCAGATCCCCGACCGGGTTATCATAGAGCATGCCGATGCTGACCAGGTCGATCCTGAGGAGGCGGCTCACCTCATCCGCCTGAATGGGGTCCTGGCAGACGAAGGTGTCGATCAGGGCCTTGTTTGATTCCGCGATCCCGTAAAACCACTGGTAGACATCCACCAGGATGTCCTCCGGGTCCTCATCAAGAAAATAATCGGAAAAGGGCGTCGTCCCCCCGTTCCAGAGCGTGATGATCATCTGCCGGATTTCGGATGCCTCCGGGCTCATGGGATCCCCGGCGCCCCGCAGGTCGCCCCAGTCCTCCACCAGGGCGCTGTATTCATCGGCCAGCCCGTCCGTCGCGCCCAGGGCCTGGTCGCTCACATGGACGTCCCCCGCCGCGAAATGGAACACGGCCAGCAGCCGGGGCCTGCGCCCGGATGCGCTCATGGCGTTCTGGAAGGGTGTGGTCAGGTCAGTGCGCATTGTTCGTGTCCGTTGATCGTTGTTTCGCAACCGGGAGGTTTATCCGCCTCTGGAGGGTTGCTCCTACGCTTTGCGCTCACCGCTCTGCGTTCTGCGCCTATGGTGTCGAAATAATCTCCAGCGTGATCGCGTCCGGGTCGTTGCGGTTATACGATGTCCGTGGCGCCCGGAACGTATCGTCGATCCATCTGACCGTGTGGCTCGTAGAGTCCTCGTCAATGAGTGTGAACGTGTTGACGGCCCCGTTGGCCACCGTGTCATGCCAGGTCCTGAAAAGGGCCGCCTCCGCATCGGTCAGCCTCCGCATCGGCAGCACGCGCGTGTAGATCGTCACGCCCAGTTCCTCCACCTGGAGCGCGCCCCCGGCCGTCCGGTCCAGCACCTGGACCTTTTCCTGTGGCCGGTCCAGGCCGTAGATGACCTTGCTCAGGGTGAGGTCGCTGTATCCCGATTTTACGAAAGTAATATTCGGCATCTATCGGCTCTCCTGCCTGGCAAGTTGTGATGCGATATCGATTATCTGGTTTTTGCTGAGGTTCTGATTGAAATAATTATTGACCGTTGTGGACCCTTTATTCTGTAAATATTCCTCCCAATACTGCTGCGACCCTTTTGCGGGCGGCGGCCCGAACCCATCTGAAAGGTTTGTAGAGGATGATACGCCCCCGGAATTCACCCAGGGCATATTCAGATTATTACCAAAAGAGCCCGCCGGTATCTGCGGGCTGGTTTCCTGCATGCCTTTGGCCAGAGCGTTAACAAAATCAGGTATGCCCAATACTGCTTTCTCGATAGCCCCGCTTAAGTTCCAGAGCCATTGTATGGGCTTTGTGATGGTATCTACAAACAACACAAATGATTCTATATTTTTTATCATGCTTTCAAGTAGGCCGATAAATCCTTTCTCGGACCCTCCAAATATTGTTTCAATTTTTATCCAGATTGATGTCAGCCAGTTCAAAATCGTCTGGCCGGTATTGGTCGCCCAGTTCATAATCTGGTCCTTGTTCTGATCGAGATATTCGGTCCACGTTTTGAATTTCTCCGTGACAGCATCGATGGCCTTCAGGACCACCGGGTTTTTGATAATCATGTCGCCGATCTTTTCCAGCAGGTCGCCGAAATAACTCTTCATCATCCCGATTTTTCCCGCAAAGGTCTCCGCCTGGGCAGCCGCCTGGCCCCCGAACTCCATGTTGATCTCTTCCAGCACGGCCTGGAAACCTTTTGCCTTATAAGCCGCCTCATCCACGATGATGCCGTACCGGCTCAGCATGCCCGTCTCACCGACCGCAGCCTTGCCGACCAAAATAGCCGCGCTCATCAGGTCCTGACCCGTAGCCTTGGCCAGGTCCAGGGTCGCCTTTGTGGCGTCTTTCAATACGTCCTCTTCCAGCTTAAACGTTTGCAGCATGGCCATCACCCCCAAAATCGTCTCGTCCCCGATGGCCGTCGTCGCCTGAAGGGCGGAGGCATAGGTTTTAAATGAATCCATGAGGTTGACATTATACCTCCCCGTGCTCCTCATGGCCGCCTCCAGCTTCTTTTCAGCCAGCTCCTGTGCCGATGCCAGCTCAATCACCTTTTTCGTGAGGAGCCCGATCCCAGCGGTACCCGCGAGCATGCCGATAATGGTGCGCCAGTCCGTAAACACCCGAAGAACCCCCTTGGCCTTGTTCGCGAGGGTATCGAGGTGCCCCTTGATCTTGTTCGTGATTTTTCCGAAATCGGAAGATGCCTTGTCTTCTACGGCTATGGTTAGATTTATAGCTCCGGTATTCGCAGCCATGATTCCACCTTCCCTACGTCTTCCCACTCCTCCGGGGTGAGATCATTCGCCCCGAATGGATATCCTGCAAAGCGGAGGAGCCTGAGCCTCAGTAATTTTATGGTATATGGATTCAATTCCAGGTCCTCGATCGTCCGTTTCTTTTCGCAGTGCTCACAGGCCCAGTCCAAATTGTCTCCAAACTCGGCCCGGCATTTACCCTGCTCCTCTTCATTGCAGACCCCCCGGCGTATGGCCAGGAGATCTTCCATTAGTTTTTTTCAGGGTCCTCCTCCTCGTCATCACCAGTCTCCGTCGATCTTTCGAAGACGTGGATGGCCAGCGCCTCTATGATATCCGGGGCATACTGTTTAATCACCTCTTTCCACTCCGGCCAGTAATGCTCGGACGTTTTATCGCTCGCCATCGGCACGTAACGGTCCCCGTCCATCCTCTCGAAATCGCCGGTCCTGAAACCCTCCAGGATTTCCGCCCCGAGCTTCTGGCGCGTCTCTCCGAACTGGATCACGATCTTGTTCTTCTTCCTCTGGGTCAGCTCATTGGTATACCGGATAGCCTCCTTCGATGTCGGCATCCGGTAATGGAGCAGGATCCGGCTCCCCGATATATTATCCTCAATCCACAGCTCGTTGAGTTCGTCGCTTAATCGTCGTGGCATGGTTTGCTCCTTTCAGTCGCCGTGTCCGTGGTCCGTGATTTCTCTTTGACGGCCACGTGACACGGTTCACGGTCACGATTTTTACGCCGCGTATGTCGACTGCAAATTTTTCACCCGCGCGATCACCGATCCAAAAGTACTGTCCTCCAGGACCCGCAGGTCCCCGGCCTCGGCAAGCCGCTTGCCGTCCACCGATATGGGCGCGGCGATGATGCTCACCGCCGGGAAGACCAGCTCCACCTGGTAGTAATGCGGGTTATCCGCCAGGGCGCCCTTGGCCAGGATGTAGAGCCCCAGCTCGTCATTGTCGTCGATATGCTGCTGCAGGATATATTCGCGAAACTCCCTGTCCAGCTTGATGGTCTGCGCCCTGCCTTCGCGAAGCGCCCTGGATGCGTAGGCCGCCCCGGCCCCCGGCGTAAACTCGGGCTCGATCTTGTTTTGACAGGTCCACTCGATCTGCTTGATCTCCGCCGTCATCTCGCGCCCGCCCTGGAAACTGCACACGCTCACATCATCCACGTACCAGTCTCCGGAGATGCTCGCCCCGCTGTCGATCTTGATGTAGGCCCCTGCGCCGCCTGCCGTCTCGGTGTAGGAAAAGACAATCTTGTTCCAGGTGTCCTGCGTAACGGTAAAGGACTGGTCGAAGATGTCCGCGCTGTTCGCGCCGTTGCGAACGGTGACGGTCACGGTCGTGCCGTCGTCCGGATAGACCCAGAGCGAGACAAGGTAGTTGCTCCCGGTCACCGTCGTAAAGACATTCCCCTGGATCCCTTCATTGGCGGCGTCCGGCGTGAACTTCCGGCTGTAGGTCCCGCCGTGCACCTGGGTGGCTGACCGCGCGTTGGCCGCCGGCGTCCCGACATCCGCCCAGTTGCTGTCCGCCTCCATCGTGCCGTTGGTGACATACTCGATATAGGCCCCGCCCAGCTTGAGCGTCATCTCCGAGATCCTGAGCGGCGTCTCGGTCACCCGTGCGGGAAACGTCATCCAGCCCGTCTCCTTGACAATATAATCGGCCTCGTATGTAATGCTTGCCCCGGCGCCCCCGACCGACGTGATGGTAATCACTGCCGGTGTAGCGGCGGACACGGCCGAGTATGCCACGTCACGCCATGCGCTGTTATAATAGGCCCGGATACGCTGGACGTTTGCAAGCCGCGTGGCCGCATCGGATCCCTCCACGGCATTGGCTGTCAGCGTCAATGAGGTCACATTGTCATTCGCAGTTATGGATTCGTTCACTGCATTGTCCGCGACCAGCCCCGTGCCCCGAATGGTGGCCGACAATTTCAGCCAATCATCACGGCTGAACGTGGCCTTGAAATCGCTCACGAACATGGAGGCAAACCGTCGCTTGAGCACCGTCTTGCCGAACCGCTGCGCGGCCGTAAAGGACGGGTTTGAGCGGTCGGCGTCCAGGTCTCCGGCAATGGGCAGGCACTCGTGCTCGTAGGCCGAGCCGATGGCGGAGCTATTGCAGGTACCCAGGGCATACGCCATGATAAAGGCAAAATGCTGAGGCTGAGCCTTGGGGAAGTTGAGCTCTCCCCCCGCCTTGTTTCCCAGGGCATAGACCAGGTCCGGCTCTTCGTATCCCGTAGCCTCGTCCTCGTTGGGCTCCCGCCTGGGCTCAAGGTTGATCACGTCTGTCAAGGCTGCCAGCAGCGTCACGTCCAGGGTTTGCACCGTGTTGATGGCCGTCTCCCGGCTGTTGGCCGAAACGGCAATCATGTTGTGGGTTGCCATGAAATTTCGAGTGCTCATAATATAATTTTCCTCCGAAAAATTTTATACCGCGCGGCTCCGCCGCTTGCTTTCCTTTTCCGCCGGCATTGCCGGACTGACCGGCTCAAATTTCTTCGCCTCCTCAAGCGGGATCTCCGCGTATTCCTTGCCTTTTTCGAATTTTCTCCCCGCAAAAGGCCCGTCCACCACCTGAAACCCCTCAACGCTTTTTTTTAATTGATAAGCCATAATTTTCATTCCCTTTATTCCCGTCCCGCTAAGGATACTCAACATCATATTCGTACTGGATGCGCACTTGTATATCGAAATATCCTACTGGATCATGGGCACCGCCCTCGTATACCGTGCCATCGTCAATAAATGTGAAGGCATAATATGACCAGGCTGTCGAAGACATAAGCCTCTGCTCCACCGCCTGCATAAGATCGTCAAGGTTGTCATAATCTCCTGGCTGGATATCCACATAACCATATATAAGTATAGAAAGTTCCCGCTCCGCCCATCCGCCTGCCAGGTCTTTCCGCATCAATTTCGTGTTCGTGAACCCCAGCGCCGGTCGGTTCGGCATCTCATCGGGGAGGTGTATCCCGCGCTTGACCTCGTTCACCCCGATGGCGTATCCGTTGGCCACCGTGACGCCCTCCAGGCAGGTCTTGAGCGCTTTCAGAATGGTCTCCCGGTTCGATGCCGCCATCAGATCGCCTTAAATGCCTCCTCAATCCTTTTCGTAATTATTTCCCCGATATCCTTGACATTGTCCTCCAGCGCGGGCCGCAGGTAGGGCCTTGCCGGAATGGTCACTGATTTGGCCATCCGCCACCCCACACCGGGGATATTAAACCTCAGATACTGCGCCTGCCTGGGTTTGATCACGCCGCCCAGCTCATGGATGCGGCCGTAAATAACATTGGTTCCGATCCGTCCCACCACCTTGTTTCCCTCGATCTTCACATCATGGGTGATGCTGTTTCTAAGCCTGCCCGTCCTCCGCTGGAGCACCCGGCCCGAAAGATTGAGCCGCGCGTCCCGATCGGCCAGGACCATGCCCTTTTTCATGCCCTTGTAGATGGCGGGCTTAACCAGCTCCGGCATCTTTTTCAGCAGCGCTTTCGATTTCTCGCTCAGCTTCAGCTCTATTTTCAACATCTGTAGGAGCAACCTCCTGGTTGCGATTGCCTAAACCGCAAACCGCCTTTTATGCCTGTTTAAGACCATTTTAACGGTCGCTAAAAGGTCCTTTGTCGTGTACGATATTGACCCGTCGGGCATGGTCTTGGCCGATACGCCCAGCAGGGCGCTGCCCGCACCCGACTCCCGGAACGCCCAGGCCGCCTGCTCGATGCAGGCCTGTTCCAGGTCCTCCGGCACGGTGCTGTATCCGGCGTTATAGACCAGCTCCACGTTCCGCAGGCCTTTTCCGAAGATATATCCGGCCAGTCGGATGATGCCGCTTGCCTTGTCCAGCACGTAGCCCGACTGGTTGACGCCCCCCCGCGCGTCGATCTCCATCGTGTCCACCCGCAGGGTGGTCAGGGAATTGATGGGGAACTGGGGCGCCGGAATGGCATCCCGCCCGTTGCCGTCGATGGTCGCGTTGTCCGAATCATAGGCGGCGGCCGTGCTGATGTAGCTGTAATCCCTGGCCTTCAGCTTGCGGTTTGTAAAATTCTCAAACAGCTCTGTGGTCCGATCGATAAGATTCTCCAGCAGCGTGTCATGCGTTGCAACCGACAGATTGAGATACGATTTAAGGTTTGCCGATGATGTCAGGGCGTATGTTCCGACTCCCATAATAAAATTTTCCTTCGTAAAATTTTATATAACGCGACTCCGTCGCTCTATTTCTTCTCCGGCGCCTTTTTGGCCGCCTTGTCCTCCGGAGGACCATCCGGTGCTTTTTCCTCTTCCTTCGCCGTTTTCTTCGCAAGCCCCTCCGCGATCCAGAACTTTCCGTCCGCGTCACTGGCCTCGAAGACCTCGCCGGGGTTGTGATGGTTGAACCGTTTCAATGCCTTTAAAAACATAGCCGTATCCTCCCTTTTTTTAAGCGCCCCCTTTGTCAGGGGGCGCGTTGCATAAAATCCGCATCAGCGCATTTTATTATTTGTACCCCACCGTTACTGTATGGATCGTCACGCCCGTGGTGGCGTCCTGGTTTACGACGAAAATCGGGCTCCCCTTACTCGCTGCGAATAAACCTGTATTATTGTCTTTGGCTGTATTCGAGTTAGCGGTTGTGATCGGCATGGTTCCGATTTTGACTAACGGAAAAACCCTCGCCCCCACTGGATATGTAACTCCGGAAAGGTTCGGCGTGTTGCCTGCAGGTGAACCCATGTTGCTCGCGCCGGCCTTGAAAATCAGGCCATACGCTCCGTTATTGAGGTTCTTTCCGTGCGCCAGCTCGGCCCACCCGCAATTTCCGGCGCCGTTATCGATAACGACGTAACTGACCCCGGAAGTTACCTGAGTCATACTGGCATCGGCAACCCTGGCCTGGACGGTCGTTCCTCCGCAATAGGCCGTGAGTAGAGTGGTATACGTGGTGACGTTGCTGATGTAGGCATAGACGTCCACCGGGTCCCCGTCTGTATTGCCGGTTGCCTCGATATAATAAATCACCGGCTGAGCATTGCTGTCATAGGGAAACGCCACGCCCCTGGTGTAGCTCCCCGCTCCGTCCGTGCCGGTTAACGTAGTGGCAAGGGGTGGTGTCGCCGTCCAAACCCTATCCCCCTGCTGCCCGGCCAGCGCATCCGTATTTTTCTGCGGGTTATATATGGCAATGAGCCCGATGATCAAAAAAACGATCATCACGAGCAGTCCCGCCAGTGAAAAGCCCTTGTTCCGTTTAATAAGATTTCCCATCTTGATCCTCCTCTAAATTTCTATTCTGAGGCCCTGGGAGGCCCCAGGTTGCGATTTTATGTCATGGTTCTGGGTTTCCTACGCACCGCATTGAATTCCGCCTCCTACTGGGTCGGGAATCCGGAGAGGATGCTAAAAACCGACTCCTTGCTGATCTGGAACCCCTTCCGGAACTCGGCCAGGAAAATGGTCTGGTTCGTGGGGAATCCGTCGCCCCAGGGGTTGGCCTTGATCACGATCTGGTTCCGCGAGCCCACGTACCCGTAATTGGCAAAATCCCCCGCGTAGACCTTGGTCTTGTCCGAGTTCGTGCCGCTGGTCGTGGTGATATTGTTGTCTCTGCGCCACGGCTCGCCCCAGAGGCTCCCCACCCCTTTCGGATCGAGCGGCCTCTTGTAGACGTACTGCCCGTCGTTGTCCTTAACCTTGAGGAGCACGCGCTCCGCCTTGGTGTGGCCCAGGATGTCAATGGTGGTCGTGCCCCCGTCGGTGTTGTCGAGGCATGAATAAATCAGGTCCACGATGTCGTCGAAATCGGCAAGGGCGCCGGTGGTCAGCAGGTTGGTTGTGACCAGCGAGTCCAGGCCGTAAACCGGGTCCGTGGCCGCGCCCGTGCCACCGAGGCAGGCGATATCGAAATACTTGCCCAGGGTCTTCCCGAAGATGTTATAGAGGACCTGGTCGATGCTCGGGTCGCTGTCGTCTAAGAGCTGGTTACTGACGTAAACCAGTATGGCCAGGACGTGGGTGGTGATCGTCATTGCCGCGAAGGTGGGCGAGCTTTCCACCTTTGCCCCCGTTGCCTGGGTGCTCGGAATGGCCGTCTGGGCCTCCGGGATCCAGTAGGCGGTCAGCCCGCTCGTGAGGGTCGGGAAGGTGATCTGGTTGGTCCGCATAGGCACCGCCTGGCAGAGCCCCTCTATCACGGCCCAGTTGGTGGTGAGATCCAGCAGGATCCGGGCCTCCTCCGTGGGCACCAGGTACCCGCCCGCCGAATCGGTCGCCTCGTAAAGGCTCTTGCGGGCCTCCGGGGCGAGGGCCGCCAGGTATTTGGGATTGATGCCGGTGACGCCCTTGATGAACGCCGATTCTGTGTTTTTCGTGAATAGCGCCGGGGCCCCCTTGCTCACCCGCACCAGGTCTCCCAGCCATTGGCTGAACGTGACCCCCGGCCCTTTGTCCACGGTCACGTCCCCCACGATGACCTGGCTCTTGTTGAGAGGGGCCAGGTGGGCCTTGAGCTTGTCGTCGATTATCTTGCCGATGGTGTCCTCGTTGAACTTTTTATCGAGGGCCTGCTCGACTAACGATATGATATCCTTGATTTCCATAGCTTCCTCCAATGTCCCGTTTAATGATTAATCCTGATTACTCCATGATGCCGAGGTGGTATTTCAACCGACTGTCCACGGCATCAGCGATTCGCCTGTCTATGCCCTGAAGGGCCTCGGTGACGGCCTTTGTGATTGCGTCAGGGGAAAGGGTTTCTGAATGCAGAATGGGGAATTCGGAATGCGGAATGGCATCCGGTTCCGTACTCTGGGTTTCATCGGCCTCAATGGAGGCGGTTTCGTGTTGAGGGTCATGGATGCGCTCCACGTGGACCTTGCCCATGAGGATGATGAGCGCATCGAGTTTTTCGCCGATATTGTCAAGCCGCTTTTCGATCGCCTGCGGTTCATCTAAGGGAGGCGATAACAAAAGCGGTTCGTTGTTTTCGTGTCCGTTGTCCGTTGTCCGTTGTCCGTTGCTCGTCCCGGCGGAGCCGCCAGGCGAAGCCGGATCCGTGTCGCTCTGCGCTTCCCGCCCTGCGCTTTCCGCTCTGCGCTCTGCGCCTCCAACCTCAAACTTTTTCATCTCCTCATCGCTGATAATCCCCTGCGCCTTGGCCGCAACCAGGGCATTCGGGTTGCTCGGGATGGTGCACGCGCTGATCTCCCACAGCTCCTGTTCCATATAGTCGTAGCCCCGGATCCCTTTTCCCCGGTCCACGATCTCGCGCCGGATGGGCCGGAAACCCACGCTGAAGGCCTTGAGGAAACCGCCCTTGTAGAGCTTCCAGATGGTCTCCGCGTAGGGGTAGGCGTCGGGCTCCGGAAACTTGGGCCTGAACATCAACCGCCCGTCCTCCACCCATATATCCTCTGCCCTGGCCACGGGAGGCTCGCTGTAGTTATGCGCCCAGGGGATGACGGGGTTTTTCAAGTAATTGTCCATGTTCCACCCCGCAGACATGATCCGATCTCCGTCGCGGTCTATATCCTCGGTGGAGGCCACGGCCAGGAACGAGCGCTCCTCGTCGTCGATGTCCTTGATCTCGATGTTCAGGGTCTTCAGTATCTTTTCCATTATTAGCTCCTTTTCTCTTCCCCCTTTGCAAAGGGGGATCGAGGGGGATTTATTCTTTCCTGACGACCGGCAGGATGGAACATCGTCAGTTGATATCCTCCTCCGGCAGGCCGATGTTTCCAGGCGCAGGTCCCCGCCCCGCCCCCACATGAAAATCCTCGTCGATGGGGATGGCGCCGTTGCCGGTGTATCGGTTCTCGGCGTCCTGGTGCGTGGGCCGCGCTCCGGGGCCTGCGATCCACTCTTTTTTCGCCACGACGCCGCTCTGCTTATAGCCCTCGAACGTGCCGAAATTGACCCCGGCGTTGGTCTCGGTCTGGGCGATCCGGAGGGACCGCACCTTGTCGGCGTTGTCGAACACCTGGTTGATCCTCGCCGCCATCTGCTGCATGGTCTCGCCGGACTCAAACCCCTGCCTGAGCTGATCCCTGAGCAGGTCCTGGGTGGTCCGGTTCGCGTCTCTGATCCTGGCCAGGTGATCCCCCAGGTATCTCCTGGCGCGCTCGGAATAGAGGTCGAAAACGATGTCCTGGGCGCCCACCTGGTTGAGGGCCAGCTCTCCCGCAAATATCAGGTTGTTTTCGAGATAGGGCCTTGCCGCGTCGGTAAGCTCGGTGTCCGCCGCCTGGATATTGAATAAAATCCGCTCGGTCATGTCCTTGTGCTCGTCGAGCCAGAGTTTCGTTTTCTTGATTGACATACCCGCCAGGACGCCCTCGATCCTCGGGAATACCTGATCCAGGTTCCGGAGGGTCTCCTGTTTTTGTTTGTTAAACAGCTTGCGAAGCCTGGCGCGGAATGGCCTGATGCGGCTCGCGACGCGCCGGTCATGGGTCAGCCTGGTGCGGTCGCGGGAGGCCTTCGGGATCACCGGGTCCAATTCCGGTTTGACCGGTGCTGCATCGACCGATAGGGTCGCCTCCGGGTTCAGCTCGTAGGGTGATTCGCCGTACTGGATCTCGGCGATGGATATCCAGGGGACATTCCCCCATTCCACGTCCTCCAGCCCGATCTTCTGCCGCTCCTCGTTGATGGAGGTCACCTTGTTCCGCAGGTTGCTCTCCCGCTCGCGGAGATCGAAATCCTCATCGCGCGGCACGCACTCGTCATGCAGGAGGTAAAGCCTGGGGTCGAAATCGGCTGCCAGAAAACGGGAGACCGTCTCGTCGAAAAACCCGAGCTTGGGCTTGATGCACTCGGAATTGAACGTGATATCCAGGGCCACGCCGTTGGCTCTGTTCACATCCGCCACCGTCCCCAGCTTGCCGGGCGGTACGTTGTAGGCCTCCAGGATATCCTCCTTGGTCCAGTTGGCCAGGCTCACGAACTCCATATCCTTGGCGTTGGAGCTCAAAATGTTAGCCTTGAGGCCCTTATCCAGGACGGCCGGTTCCCAGGACCTGTTGACGCCCTGGTGCACCCCCTTCCACTCGATCAGGAGCCTGCGGGCGTCCTCCGGGCTGATCTCCTGGTCGCTCTCGAAAATCATGTCGGGACGTGCGCTGTTCTGGAAAAAGTTGCGCTGGTAGATCCGCGATGCCAGGTCAATGTCATAGCTGTAGGCCATCGCCTGGATCGGGCTCGCCCCCTCCAGCCAGTAGATGGGGTGCGGATAATGGAAATAGACGATCTCCGATGGGGCGTAATTGACGGCGGCGCCCGTGTCGGTCAGGAATTCATAGGACACCAGCTCGCTGCGGGTATCGTTCAGGACGAACCGGGAGAAGAGGGCCGGAGACAGGGGCCACAACTCCGCAGGCCTGCCCAGGCCGTTTCGAACCTTTAGCCAGAAGGCCATCCCGGTGAGATCCATGTGCATCTGGGTGATGGCGATGAGAAACGCCCCGCTCATGTAGGGATTGGGCGACCATAAAAGATCCAGGAGCGGGTGGCGTGTCACCTCCTCGTCATCCTCGTTTCTCTCCACATACAGCCTATAGGGTATGGACATGACGCGGCGGTAGATGACGCTCACGCATTTGTACACGTGGTTCTGGTAGGCCTTGAGCTGCTCGGTCCGGCTCCCCACGTTGGTCCAGCCTAAAAACCCGCCATAGCCGCCGCCGGATCCCGAGGCCCCAGGGATCTTGATCCATCCGCGGCGCGCCATCCATTGCTCTATTATGCGTTTGATCATCGTGTCCCTATCTGCGTTCGGAAACGCACAGGCAGGCGTGTCCGTGATTTTTTGTCATGCCGCCTGCCTCTCTCTTTCGGCTGCCAGTAGGCCCGCTAATGTATAAATATTAGGCGCCATCCCTCCCTGCAACCCGGCCACCGCCCCCTCCAGCGCGTCCGGGCCGTCATCGTTGACGTTGGCATCCATGATGTAAATAAGCTGCTCCACCAGCAGGTCCTGATCGCTGTTTCCCCGCACGAACCGCAATTTCCCGAACTCCACCAGGGGGGATATCCGGTTGATGATCCGGGCGATCTTGTCCGTGGCGTGATTGATCTTATTGAGCCGCACAAAACTACCCACACGCTCCGCGTGGCTGCGGTATGAATCGATCAGGAAATCCTGAAACATATTGATCTCGATGCCCATCGCGCAGCCGAACTCCTCGCAGACCTGCCACACCCTCACCCACATCTCATTGACCGTGGCGTGCCTGATCCAGGCATGGAGCACGTCCATTTTGCCGGTGTCTTGTGCCTTGCCCACCGCCACGATCGCCTTGTAATCATTGGTCTCCCCGCTCTTGCCGGAGGGATCCAGGAAACTGGATATGGCCCAGGTCTTCCGGATCAACAATTCAACCGCAGGAACGTAGATAATCCAGTCCTCCTTGATGGGGCTGTCCTCGGCGCCCACCAGGTTGCGCATCTCCTTGTTGAACCGCACCGTCCCCATCTGGCGACGGCGCCGCTCGATCCGCTCCTCCGGCCACAGCCCAGGCCAAAGGGGCCGCTGCTCCGGCTTCTTGTAGTCGATCCAGCAGTCATAAACCCTTGCGTGCGGATAGAGCTTTCCCCCGGTCTCCTCGTCGATCATGTTGATGAGCTGGGAGAGCACGGATCTGGGCGAGAACAGATTGCCCACCATGAGCATGCTGTACCCGTCTGCCAGCGATCCCAACACGGCCATGAGCAACCAGTCCAGGGCCTCCTTGACCAGCTTCGGGTTTTTGACGTTCTTGTCGTTCTCCAGGTCGTCGATGATCACCCGGTCGGGCCTGTATTGCATATTCTTCAACCCACGCACCTTTTCGCCCCGGCCCCTGGCCAGGATCCGCACGCCGGCGGCGGTCGTGAAATCCGCATCACGCCATTTGCGGCCCCTGAACTCCCCGAAATCATGAATCAGCCGGGGGTTCTCCTCCAGCTCGATCTTGATCGGCAGGGTGAAGCCCGTGGCCTGGTCGTTGGAATCCGACACGATCATCACGAAATGTTTCATTGCGAAGGCGGCGTCATGGATCGGCACGCCGAATGAATAAAAGGTCGATTTCGCGTGCTCCCTGGGCGCTGCCACCGGCACGATCTCGTCGTGGATATCCGCCAGGTCGCTCCACTCCTCATGAAACGGCTCAAAGGGTTTGGAGAAATAGTGCGGCAGATAGGTCTTGAAAAAGAAGAGCCGGTCCCACCGCGCTCGATCCTTGCGCTCGGCCTGCTTCTCCGTCGTGTCGGCATCAAACGGCGATACGCTCGCCTTGATCCACTCGCGGAGATCCGATGCCCATTGATCGAACTTATATTCAGTGAGCCTGGGCCGCTTTTTCATGCCTCTCCTTGAAACGCTCTACAATGATCTCAAACGATCTTGCCAGTATTTTAAGCCCTTCCGGATCGATATCCTTCAGGGTCTCGATGATAAACTCCACGTTTTCCAGAAACAGCTTCGGGCGGTCGATCTCCGCCGCCGGTCCGACGTCCTTCTTCGTTCGGGATGCCATCGCCTCCAGCCTTGTCGCCGCGTAAATGTCCTGGGGGTCCAGGCTTTGCAGGGCCTTGGCGATCAAATTCTTCCGGAGGGTCACGGTATTCCTCTTGATGGCGGAGATGGATTTCCGGTACTCCATCCGCTTCTCGACCCACCCGTCCTCGGCCGACCAGTTGCTCACCGTTCGCTCCGGGACGTCCACCTCCCTGGCCACCTGCTCCAGGGTCATGCCGTCCAGGACAAACAGCTCCTCCGCCTGCTCCCTGACCTCCTGATCGTGGGCCATATATTATTCTTCTCTCCCCAAGGCCTTCTTGATCGATTCAATGACGGCCAGCGCCGCCCTGTATCCGCCCTGTGTCTTTGCGAATTCGAGGGCCTCGCTCGCGATAACATCGCCGTCGATATCAAACACGTCCTCGAACGGGTCCAGTTTGTCCCTCAGCGCGTCCTTGAGCCCGATGAGCCTCAGCCTCAGCCGCTCGGCATCCATCCTTTTCTCCTGGAGCCGCCCCTGGAATTTCAGCCGCTCATTCATTCGACCCTCCCAGGTGATAATTTTTCCAGCCGTATGGCCGGGCAGAACTGGTTCGTTTTTATGGCCTGCACCAGTTCAGTATTGACCTGTATGTTGAGCATAATCACGTCCTTGAGATCCCGCGCCATATTCTCGTAATTTTTCACCAGCATAGCGTTGTTTTCGTACATCACCACGACCGCATCGAAACGCTTGCGATAGGACCAGGCAAGCATGACGCTGAGGAGCCACGGCCCGATGATGATCACAAAAAACAACAGCCCGAACGGCCAACCGGCCATCTTATCCATGATCGACAATAACGATGTCAGTGCCACAATCTGATCCGGGCTCATTATTTCCCCCCCTTGCACTCTTCCAGATCGCGTTTCAGTTCCATCTCAAACCGGTACCGCTCCTGCAGCCACGCGGGCGACACCTCGTAATTGCCGTTAGGGAGCGGCCTGACCATCCGGTCCGCCGGGATCACCGTCACCCTTCGGGCGCAACTCGTTAAAGGCACGGCTGATCCGCTCAGCATCGCCGCGAGCAATAGCGCCGTCCATATCCTCGATGGCCGCCTCATAATACCGCCGCCTCCGGTTCTGTTGGCTCCAGATATCCGCCAGGATCGGCAGGATGAGCCCCAGCAGCATGGCCGTGACTTCCCACCACACTACGGCTCCTTTATGCCGGAAACGGCCTGCTCGATCTTGCCGCCGAGATATTGCTCAAGGTTCTTGATCCCCGCAGTCGCCATGACGCCGAGGGCCTGGGGTATTTGGCTCATAATCCGGGTCTTTGCCAGAGACTTCAATTCGCGGGCCTCCTCCTGGCTCAGCTTGCCGTCCGTCATGTATTTCCGGATCTCTTTTTCAATTTCCCGAACCGTCGTCTCCGTCACCTCGCTCACCTGCAGGAGCGCCGTCTCCAGCGTCTCGTTCTCGATCTTCACCCGGATCCAGTCGTTCAGCCGCTTCATGGCCAGCCCGAAAAGCGCCGCCAGGATCCCGATCACCGCCGGCAAGATCGCCGCAATGATCTGTGACATAATGCTGTTTGTTTCCATCAAATTTCCCTCCGAAAACCATCATTGATCATTAAATCCCCCGCTTCACCTGCCCCAGCCAGTAATTGATCTCCCGCTCGAACCGGGCCTGCGCCTCTTTCTGTGCCGGGTCAAACCATTCCCGATTCAACAACCCTTCCGGGTATTGCGGCATCACGATAAGATTGTCCCTGCCTACAATGGTATAATCACGGGACCAGCTATCTAAAAACCCGTCCATGTCCATGTCCACAAAGATCCAGATCACAAATCCCCGGTTGTCCCCAGACACAAACTCCTGATATTCCTTGATCACGATCGTCAGATAGGCCGCCCAGGGGTTTTGCTCGTTGTAGGTAGCCGTCACAAAATGGAGATCATAGCGCCAGTCAAAATTATCATGCTCGGCGCGGTTCTCCTTACTCGCAATCGTGATGTGAATGACATCGGGGATTCGCGCGTCGGGCGCGGTCCTTTTTTCAAGTGCCTTCGAATCGGGCGACCGGATGAAATCATAAATCATGCGCATACCATCGGCATCCGCCGCAATAGCGACCCCCGCCCACAAAACCAGCGCCACGATCACCATCACCGGTAAATACTTCTTCATTTTTTATTGCCTCTAACCTCCAACCTCAAACCTATGGCCGCTCTGCTCTACTTCAGCACCCTCCCGATAAACCCCCGGAGCTGTTTCGGGTTCGTGCCATAGTAATAATTAATAATGAGGAGTTGCAGCTTGCAGTGCAGCAATGCCATGTCAGGATGATTATTAATAGCGTCGATGCTGCGAGGGCCGAGAATGCCGTCGATCTTGAGATTCGATCCCCCTGATTTAAAGACCGCCACCTGCAACAATGAATTTGCCGCCCTCGGATTCTTATGGACAGCGAACTCGAAAACCTCCCGCCTGACATCCTCATCGATGATCGTTGAATAATGCGGCGTCCAGTACTCCTCGAGATAAAACCGCCGCGCCTCGTCCTCCTGCTCTTCCTCCGGGAGGTCAAAAATTTTGGCCTCCGGGTGCCACCTTATCGATATCCCGTAACGGGTCTCCCCGCCCGGATCAGCAGGATCATTCGAATATTTCCCCTCTAATTCGATGAGGTGATCAAAATCGCCTGAAAATCTCTCATTATCCTCCAACCTCTGACCTCCAACCTCCAACCGTTTAACCGTATAAATTCCTGGCGATTCGCTCATAACCCCTCGTCAACCACCTGACCCATTTTTTCCTCAGATGCAAATCCATCAACCGGCAGTAGACATGCAGCGCGTTGAATTTATGCTGCATCCACATCCTCATTATCCTCATTTATTCTTTGCGGCCTCTGCGCCTTTGCGAGCAATTATTCTTCCTTCGGATCCAGATGAAGCCCCGGCGGATCTCTTTTAATAAACCGCCTCCAAAAATACCGCACCCTCTCCGGATTCAGGCTCATCACCAGGGCGCCGATCCCTCCCAGCAGCGGCACAAACAACTGAGCGCAAAACGCCTTCATCTCCCGCCAGATCATATTTTTCGCCGTATCATCCAGGTGGTACAATTCATGCACGATCACACTCATTCTAACCCATTTCGGCAAATCCTCCCGGACAAACACTATCCGCGACAGCGGCAGGGCCCACCCAAAATAAGGCCCCATCTTCCCTTTTTCTTTAAACCTAATTTCGATCATTCTCTGCGTCCTCTGCGTCTTTGCGGTGAATCCATTTATGTAGGAGCAGCCTCCCGGCTGCGATCTCTTTCGTCTCCGGCCCAAACAAAAAACGGCCCATGAGCGATCGAGAAAATTTTTCTCGGCTCGTGGGCCGCATGGGCCGGAGTTGGTTATTTCGGGGTCCGCATGGGACCGCTGCGCGTTTATAGGCTGCCCTGGCAGCCGAGTCTACCCATACCGGGTGAGACTCCGCGAATTATGTCAATAATTGCAGGTTACTCCTTGGATGTCAACATTTTTTTAACAGTACCCACTGCTCGCATTTTGGGCATTTTCGGAGGAATATTTTCCCGTCGGTCTCCCCCAGGGCGAACTTGCACTGGGGGCACAGGTGCGGCGTCAACCCCTGCACCACGGGCCTGGTTCGGGATCTCCTGGCCGTCCACCCCGGATTGATCCTCGATCTCCAAAACGGCAGCCGCTTCAATTCCCCCATTATTCCTCCGTCTTCCCTATACGTTCCGCCAAACTCTCGATCCCCTTCCGGCGTTTAAATTCCTCCGCCGTGATGTCTCCCCCCTTTACCAAAGGGGGGCCGGGCCTGTCTGCGTGCGGAGACGCACAGGCAGGGGGGATTTTCCTGCCGACTGCCGACTGCTTACTGGCTACTTCTTTCTTCCTTTGTTCCCTCTCCGCCCTCTCCCTTCCCTCCTTCAACTCCACATCCGCTACATCAATCATCACCCGTTTTAGATAATTATGGTTTTGTAGCGGACCGCTGAACTCCTTATTACACACGGTTATCAGGCTTTCCATAATCCCGCGTTTGCTTACCTTGTAACGCTTCTTTTGGTACAAAAACGCCTCGGATTGATACAAGGCCGAAACCTCTTGAAGCAGTCTCAACAGCTTTTTCGTCTTGCTCCGGATCGGCGTCACCCCGAACAGCTCGCAGTACTCGAACACCAGCTTTCCATGCCCCTCGAACCTCGGCAGCAGGCCGATGATATCCCGCAGCTCCGAATCCGCAAAGGCCTCGCCCAGGCTGAATTCAAATTTACATTTAGGGCATTTTATCATAATAAAATCGCTCCTCGATTTTATAAAACACGGCTCTGCCGCTCTTACTCCATCAAATGAACATCAGACGCCAAAATGAATGCATCGCACTGATTATTGGGGCTGATCCGGTAAGCTCTGCCTGCATTCAACCCTATCTCCTTGCATCGCGGCTGATACCTCCCGGTGGTGTCCCACCGAAATCTCA